CTTGACAAATAACTGAAACGTCAATAGACTAGGTTTGTCCCGGTTAAAGATAAATAATAGCTTAATATTATAAATATAGTATGAGCTATGAGAATCCCTGGTGCTTTAGGGGACAACCTTTTTTATCTGAGGATATTGACGATAACTTCGGTTTTGTCTATCTTATTACAAATACACGATCGGGTAAAAGGTACATTGGTAGAAAGTACTTCTGGTCATTTAGAAAACCACCTGGTAAAAAAAGGAGAGTCAAACAGGAATCTGACTGGCAAAAGTATTACGGTTCTTGTCCAGAATTAAAAGAAGATCTCAAACTATACGGCAAAGAGATTTTCAATAGAGAAATTTTAAGTCTTCACGATACGAAGGGTAACTGTAACTACGAAGAGACAAAGCAGTTATTCTTAAATAATGTCTTAAGCGAGGCTCTTGACGATGGGTCTCCCGCATACTATAATTCCAACATTCTAGGGCGTTACATGCGTAAGGACTATGGTAACTTTGGAAGAGACATGTCTAAAGACGACTGACTGGGCAATAGATCGTATACATACTCTCTGTGAATCCAATAACTTCATTAGCATTGATGATGCCTCTGCAATTCAAGGTGAATTTTATGAGTGGTTGGACCCAAATTCTCTAACTCATGACATAATCTCACTAGAATACATAGGAGACAAGCATGACGACTAGTCACGGACCTTCTAAAGAATTCAAAGATAGGATTCTAAAAGAATGTAAACGATTGACTTCAAAGGGCGAGCATATTGAAGCATCGCATCTTTTTAGAACTTACTTCCCTGATGAAAAAAAGTTGACTTATGATGATTGAATTATTACTAACATTAACCCCACTTGATTATCAGCATTTAGCAAAGGTTGTTCAGGTTGAAGCGGCACCAAACACGGCAGATGAATTCTGCGTTGCTGCATCAGTTCTTAACCGAGTAGCATCTGATAGATTTCCAAACACAGTTTCTGAAGTGGTCTATGCTCCAGGTCAGTACGAGGGCATATATACTAAGAAATCAATTGTTCCGAATCCAAAACTTGTAGAGAGGTTAAGCTCTGTACAGGGTAGGAATAGTATACTATTATGGTCAGAGGTTCTCAATGGTAGAACCGACTACAAAGGACAATCTATGTTAAGATATCGGGTTGCTTCCGAAGATCCGATGTGTCATCCTAAAGGAAACTTTTATCACTATTATTGGCAGTAATGAAATTTAGAGAACTACTTCTCGGCGCACAAGCAACAATTAAAAAAATTCTTTCTCCCAAGAAAGAAGAAAAGATTGAATGTGCTATTGATGATGAAGTAGTTGATTGTTCTGAAATAGATTCAACTCCTTTTACTGGTATTCCTGCTCCTGCTTATCTTCCAGAGGATCCTTGGTTTGGACCAACTCCAACTCTTACTGAGAAGCAAAAGGATTATATGGCAGTTGAGATGGAGTGGAAAATTGAAGAAGAAAAAAAGCGTGAAGAGTCTGGTGCAGAATTAGACGACATTCATCAAAAGATGTATGAAATCGCAACACAAAATTGGAACACCGTTAGCGAAAGTCAGGGTGGTTCTGAAAACTTCCAGGAGGGACCTGGTGGTTGGCAATCTGGTAATGGATGGAATGCTTTTAAAAAATGACTGAAGACTGGAGATTTACTGACGAACGTATGCAGTTGAGAGCTGCTGTGTTTCGTGCTCTACAACATCACCTTGACGAGAACTGTAGAGCAGTATATGAGTTTTGTCATGACTGGGTAAGTCAAGGCAATAACAATATTAATAACATTGAACATTATTTTCAAAAATATTTGAAGGAGGTCCATCATGAACAAGTTTACAAACTTGAAAAATGCCTTGAAATCAATCCTAATTGGTTCGTGCCTATTAGGGATGACTCCAGTTCTAGCTGAAGAAGATAAATTAAAGAACGGTTATTATTCCATGGATTCCATGGGATGCATGTTACTCCGAGAGTGTAAAGATGGAGTCCAGAAAGTCACTAATCTTTTGGATATTTCTAGTCAGTACCCCAATACTGATTCTTTTTATCCTATTGCTACTGAATTCAACAACATGCTTGTTTCCCTCAGCAGGGTCGGAGTTAATGTGTTTTTAGCAGATGAAAAGTATTTTCCTGTAGGACACCGTGGTGTTTATCATACTGTAAGTAATAACTTCTTTTTGAATAAAAGATTTATGGGTCGTCCTGGTACATTAATGAGTGTGATGCGTCATGAAGGATGGCACGCTGCACAGGATTGTATGGCAGGAACTATTGATAATAGTATGATTGCTATCATCATGCCTGAGGAGGATGTTCCTGAGATTTGGCAGGAGATGGCAAGAAGAACATACGCATTCCAACCATCTGCTATTCCTTGGGAGAAAGAAGCAACCTGGGCAGGTAAAACTGAGGGTATGACTGCCAAAGCACTGGAGTCTTGTGCTGCTGGAACTATGTGGACTGATTACGATCCAACACCAATGACACGCGAATGGTTGATTGAGAAGGGGTTCATCGCTAAATAAAGTTGCCTAACCCCTTTTACCATGCCCGAAGAAGTAAAAAAGGAAGAAGTAAAAGAAGAAAAGAAAAAAGGACCTTTCGGAAAGTTGAAAGAAAAGGTAGAGGACTCTGAGGAGCACCTTGCCATTCTTTCAACTTTTGTTCGTTTAGGGATTCTTGTTTGGTCCGGTGGTATTCTCACATTAAACTATGTCACTATCCCAAATCTACCACAGCAAAAGATCGATCCAACTTTCATAGCCAGTGTGTTCACTGGTGTTTTAGCTACTTTTGGCGTCCAGACAGCGAAGAAGTCTGGTGATGGTACTATGAAGATGCAGAATGGTGGTTCTATCGCAGCTGGTGCTGGTGGTGGAATTACAAAAGCAGATATTGAAAGATTAATTGCTGCTGCTAAAGAAACCGCACCTGCTCAAACTATTAGACTTGAGCAAGGACCTATCAAAATCGTAACTGATTCAGATCAACCTCCATATAAGATGTGATATGAAACCTTCTCTTAAATGGACCGCAATTAGTATTGGCGGTCTCATAGCAATTACTCATATTGGTGTTTTAGGACACCTCATTCGACAACCTAGAAGAGTTGTTGAAGTTCCAACGATTAACATCCCTCGTGGTACTCCATATTCTTCTTACAAAATAGAAGCAGGTAAGGAAGGTTATAGTATAGAATATAAAGCAAATGATCCCAAAGTCTTAGAGTCTGAAAGGTCTGTTGATTTAGTTCAAACTAAGAATAAGAAAGGATTTTTTGGTGGTAGTGAGCTCTTTGAAGATCGTAATGAATATCGTCGCGATCAATACACTATGGAAGGCGTTCGTAATATGGGAGGTGCCTCTTTACCAGGCGAGGGAAAGTCTGCAAAAGACATAGAGTGCATCGTGGCGGACGCTGGGGCACGGTCACAAGGTGCGATGGCAGGTAGTGCCATTACTACTGGTTTAGTCGCTCCTGCTGTCATGAATATTCCATACATTGGATGGTTAGCTGCTGGATGGGCAACTTTACTTGGTAATAGTGCAGGAGAATCTATTGGATCTCAAGTTGGTTCCGTCTTTAACGACTGTTAATGAATTTAGTATTACGACCTCTTGCTGATACTAATGATGTCACTTGGAGTATTGTAATATCCATATTAATACTCCTTGCTGGCGTTGCATACTACATATATACAATTATGAGTATGGCATTCAAGGAGTTGGACGATGAGCGATCTGACAAATAAAGACGCAGAACAGGATACAAAGATTGCTGTAATGGACAGCACTTTAGAGAATGCTATTCGTCGAATTGAGATGGTTCATAGTCGTATAGATAAGACTGAAGAACAAATTAAAGAACTTAAGCAACAAGTTACAGACAACAAGATTTGGATTCAGAGAGCATCTGCTGTTATCGGTGCAGCAGTAGCTCTTATTGGAATTGTTGTTGCAATGCCACAAGATGCAGAATCAAAGGAGATGAACTATGGGAGCAATGACCCCGCCAAGCAGGAAGTCGTGTTACAACTTCAGGGTAGTTGAGATAAATCGTGTTGTTGACGGCGACACTATTGATGTCACCATTGATCTTGGGTTTGATTTATTCAAGAAAGAAAGAGTTAGAGTTGCAGGCGTTGATACGCCAGAGAAAAGGACTAGAGACCTTGAAGAAAAGGAGTTAGGTATCCATGCGACGGATTGGCTCAAAGAGAAGTTGGATGGTGCCATTACTGGGGATGACGACCTTGTTATCCGCACTGAGCTTGTTGGTGGTATGGGCAAGTATGGTCGTCTCCTCGGTTGGTTGTACATAGGAGACTCTGAACTGTCCCTTAACGAGCAAATGATTGACGAAGGATATGCTTGGGAGTATGATGGTGGCACCAAGCAAAAGAACTTTGAGGAACTTCGTGAAATCCGCAGGGCACATGGCACACTTGTTTAGTTTTTTATTTGCAGTAACATTATGGGTACAAGTTCCGCAGTGGTCAGATGATTGGAGTAATTGTGCTGTTGATGTCCCTGATTCATCTTGTCACTGGTATATCGTTAATGCCGACAACACCTTCGGAGAAGGTTTTGACTGGGAAACAGCACCATGGTTTGATGTAAATGGTTTGCAGGATATTGCTAATCTACATGATGATGTTATAGATAGTGGGTATCAATATACTGTTGAGGCACTTAACGATGCAGAAAATAGTTAATGTACTCGCGTTGTCGTCTTTTATTGTATCTGCTGCCGTTGTTGGTGGCGGCGTCTATGTTTATCTTAACAAGGACGCAATGGTAGAAAACGCCAAAGAGAAGATCACAAAGGCTGCCACAGAGGCAATTGCAGGAGCACTTCCTGGAATGCTTGACGCTGCCATGCCTGAACTTCCTGAAGTAACTGGTGGTGCTATTCCTAGTAGTGGTGGAGGACTGCCTAAATTCTGATGGCAGAAATTCGTGATATTGATATTAGAGAAGTGGAAGTTCGTGACATAAATGTTCCTAGTTGGATGACAAATCAACCACGTATCCCATCTGCTCCGCCAGTAACGGTGCAGGTGGGAGTTCCTGTTATTGATATTCCTGGATGTGTTGAGGCACACACTGATAATAAGAAGGGAACCAATGATAAATTGGTTGAGGATGACTCTGATGGCGCTAGAGTCTTTTGTGATGGTAATATGCCATCATTTAATCCTATTAATTTTAATGAGGAGGTAGAGTTACCAACTCCTAAACCAATCATTCCTCCATACAAGGCACCAGATGTTCCGGGAGTACCAGAGATACCTAAAGATGTTATTCCAAAGGTAGAGAAAGAAGTAGAGTGTCCTCCACCTAACGCACCACGCATCGGTGATGTAGCACAGAACCAGAAGGAGAGAGTATCTGGTTTTGAATTGCAGAATGGTGTTTGTGTGACTCTCTACGAAGATATTCCTTTCACTGCACAGTATCTACCTGCACCACAGGTTGCTGCAACCACTGCTGGTATCGCTGTAGTTGCTACTAGTTCTGCTCTTTTAGCAAAACCACTGGCAGATTTACTACTTAAAGTATTCAAACCTGTAATCAAAAAGGTGATTACAAAGATCTCAAAGATTAGGGGGAAGAAGGTAAAGATTGAGTCCTTAAAGGAACGCCGAGATCTTCAGCGCGAACGCTCACGGGCGATTCGGATTCTCCGGAGGATGAAGGACGGGAAATAGAATGAACGTGTGGTGCAATAGTAGTAACATTATCTATCACCACATCAGCACATATGGAATAGTATGGACTCTTTGGATGAAAGCGAATTCCTTTCTTCATCAAATCTCCACAATTTTTGAGTCTGGCTATCTCAAAATCTAATCTCTTATTAGCAGTTAATTGTTGTTGTAAAGCAATTTGTGTTGCTGCTGCTTTTTTGCATTGGTCTTGTAATTTTTTATCCAAAGGTGTACTCCAAGTCATGGAGAAACCTACAGATAAGTTAGTATTATTTTTCTGTCCTGTTCTAGTCGGTACGTAATATAAAATATCTCCCGGATTGTCAGGTGCTCCGTCTCCTATAACATTTCCATTTGCATCAGTAGCACCTTCTAAATCACGCATATCATATACTGGATCATTATAAAATGGCTCATATGGATGTTGTTGAGAAAGTGAACCTGTAACGAAGGGTGTAAAGTTTACAGTGGGACCTTGACACTGTATTCCTCCCCCGTAAGTATTAGTGATATATGGGCCTTGTAAAACCTGGATCGCTTGGTTGGTCACCGAACCTGAACTATTCGCGATTGGAGATGCAGTAGCAGACACGCCACCAACACCTTCTGCTCTTACGGGTGCCGCAAATAGTAGTGCTATTATTGCTGGAAGATACTTGTGGTGTCCGTTACGCTTGTAACGGTGGTCTCCCTTTGAATAATCGTGTGATTGCTTAAACCTGGACCAGAAACGGTTTGCGTAAACTGAAACGCTGCTCCTGGTGTGGTTTGTTTGAATGATGGTGTCGCTGTGACTCCTGTCCATTTTGAATTCACCCCTTCAATCGTTACATTAACATCACCTGTTGTTGGTGATAAAGTTCCACTGGTTGGTTCAACACCACTGCCAGTTACAGAATATTGATATCCTGTATTATAATCCATAGAATTAATTGTTTCAGTCACGGTAGAAGTTGTCTCCGTGTGGCTAGTCATGGAGCCCTGTGTAAAGTTCGGGACCACCGGCACGGAATGTCCAGGTTGAACTAATCCGTGGATAATACCAAGAACCAACCCTAGCCCGATTGCCTCTTGTAGTTTAGTCATTAGTCTATAACAGTAATCTCGGAAACGAATTGTCCGATTGCCGTAGAACCAGCTCCGCCTGCTGTTACCGTAAGTACATTTGCTGAGGTTACAGTACCGGCAAGATCACCAGTAGTACCAGCAGTATAAGATGTTTGACCTGTCAGATTACCAACAGTTCCTACGGTAGGAGCACTAGTTGGGACAGCATCTCCTTGAGTGTAAGACTGACTGAAGGAAAATGCTGCTCCTGGAGTATCTTGTGTGGCTGCAATTGTTCCTGGATTATAAATTCCATCTGTAATAGTACCGGTAGAGACTGTATTTGCAGTTGTACCGTTCGTAGTGTCAATATTACTGCCTGATATCGAGAACGAACTCCCGATTCTCGATGCAGTTGTTCTAGCAGCATCAACGGAGAGTTGAACACTTGCTGAGTGTTTACTAACAAGACCACCAGCATAAACAGGTGTCGTCATCAAAAGCATACCAAAAGCAACCAGAGCTTTTTTCATGTGTATATAGTTGATTTAATTTTATTTAGCTTGACGTTTTTTGAAAACTAAATTATACTGGATACATTCAAGACTCAATAGCTCAGCTGGATAGAGCAACTGCCTTCTAAGCAGTCGGTCGTAGGT